GACATTGGTGACAGCGTATTCTTCAAGCAAGTAGAGCCATCCGAGGGTATGCTGCTGCTTACTGATGATGGAGTCATAAAGTTCAAGCCGGGTGCTGAAAGTAATCGTGTGGTAGTTGCGGTGGTAAAGAATTACTCATAGCGCATCATAATGAATTAGTAGCCTCATCCTTGAGGGCAGCGATTGCCTGCTTGAGTTGATTGTTCTCCTCCTGTAACCGGAGGTTCTCATTGCGTAGGTAGATGAAGTTCTCCCTTACATCCATAATGATGTCCGCGAGTGGTGGTTCGTCTAGGTTATCTGTCATAATGTTTTTGAGTTGTTTCCGTTTTGGAAATAGTTGGTAGTTGATAATTAGGTAGCTTGAACTGCCGCCGCCATAGTGCGTAGGTTGACTTGTGGATGCCGGACTGATCCGCCGCAGTCTCAAGGGATACACCCTTGTCCCGCATTGCGTCAATCTTTTTCACTACCTCGGCCTTCTCCTCGGTGCTGAGTCGATGAGTGATTCGGTTGCAGTTACTGCCAGGGATAAAGTGTCGTGTCCCTGCTGCTGCCTCAATCCTCTCATTGTCCTCAACCTCCTTGGCAATCCGGGCTGCTGCCCATTCCATAAAGCTGCTGTTTGATTCTGCTGTTGTTTCGTACATTCTTCTTATTTAGTTAATTCCTTTGTTGATAGTATTTTTCCTGTGCCTCCTCGCTTGAAGACACAGACACCGCTCTTGTCCGGCATCTTCTTGAGAAGCAGGCGCACTGCTCCTTGTTCATCGTGCGCCCACTTGTAAGTCCTGCCGACGTAGCCTTCTGGCATATCGTCGTGGTGTGTTCTGATCTCGTACTCAGTCATTCAGACGTTGTATCAAGGTAACGAATGCCTTGGCCGCAGTAGCCGGAACTACTCCGTTGCCCAAGAGCCTAAGTCTGTCCACCCTGTTGGAAGGCCCATTAGACTTTCCACCCAGTCGGGGTTCAGTTTGCCCTGTGCCTTGCCGCAGTGACCCGCGATCTCCTCCTCTAGGTTCGCCTTCTTCCTGTTCGCCAGTTGCTCCCGATTCTCCTCGGTGATTACTGGATGAACTTTGTTGGCTCTTGGTGTCGGCCACTGCTGTGACCCTTGGCTCTTCCCAGTCGTGCTGAGGTTCGCTTGGTCGAGAAGGCCAACGTGTGCCACCCGTTGCCCAAGTGTCTGCTTGGATGGGTTCGCCCTGCTCGGAGGTACTGTCGAGGTGGTGTCCTTCCAGTCCCGTGTTGTGGCGGTGGGCCAGTTCTTCTCCTCGTAAGTCTCGACTGCATCTCTCAGCTTCGCTCCGTAGCTTATCCCGCTCTCCCTTGTTGCCTTGAAGCCCGTTGAGGTCATCTCCACATTGCTTGCTACTCCACCCTCCACGCAACCCGCTACACTCGCTGTCGGCCAAGCCAAGGATGAAGACCCGCTTTCTCTGGTGAGGCGCGCCGACTTCAGCCGCACTGAATACTCCCGCCGTTGCTCGATAACCCAAGCCTTCCAACTCTCGGAGGACATACTGGAGAACTGATTCCCCGTCTGCTGTCTTGGCTGAGATAATTCCTTCGACGTTTTCGAGGAAAACAATTCGAGGTTGGCACTCTCTAATTCCGTCTGCGATGTATGGGAACAAGTGTCGAGGGTCTTCAACGCCGTTACGCTTTCCAGCAGCACTGAAGGGTTGGCACGGGAAGCCTCCAGAGAGGATATCCACGCATCCACGGAACTTTCCGTAAGGGAAGGTTTTAACGTCCGTGTACACAGGTGCTGCATCCAGCTCTCCCGCTTCCATCTTTGCAACCAAGTTCGCGACAGGGAATCCTTCCCTCTCCACGTAAGCGATCTCTCGCAGATTTGGGAGAACTCTTCTGAGTCCAAGCCCGATTCCTTCGTATCCACTGCACAAGCTGAGGTGATTGATTTGTTTATTGGTAGTATCCACATTTATATTTCGGTTAAGTTATTGTTTATTATTTATTGTTAGTCCTACATTCTCAAGAGCCAGTAAAGCTCAGCGCATTTCTTCGCTACCTTGATACCCTTGTCAAGCTCCTTGTCATTCCACACCTTGTGGTGGTGCTTCTTGGTATCGCAGTCAATGATGACGGAGATACAGCCTGGCAGGTAGTCCAGCTTGCGCTCCTTCATTAGCATATAAGCTTCGATGCCTAGCTGCTGGCAGTCCTTGTCATAGCACTTAGCCTTGCCCTTGGTATTAGTGCGGCATTTGTAGTCCGCTAGGAATAGCTTATCGTCGCTGTCGTAGCCAATGAAGTCCACGCTGCCAGCGATCTTGATGCGACTGCTTGCAATGATATGCTCACAGGATACAGGCTTTACGCCCTCCTCGTGAACCCAATCCACAAACGGCATAGCCCATTCATTCCATACGCTGTCATCCGGCGCGCTGCCCTCGGCGAGGTAGTTATGATTAATGAAGTCCTCAATTACCTTGTGGACTGTCGTACCGAACTCCGATGACTCAATAGTTTCACCCGTAGCCGGATGCTCCCTTGTGCCATAGGTAAGACGCTCTAACTCCTGCCAAGCTAGGCTAGGGTACGCCCTCGCTAGTTGAGCCATCATACGGGGCTTATAGATGCTATCAAGGAACGCATCCTTTACGATGCCAAGCACAGTCGTAACAGAAGGGTAAACCTTCGCTACTTTCCGCGCTTGTGCGGGTGTCATTATGTCGGCCTCGAACTCGGGGTTTAGGACATCATTGCAATTATAGAAGTGGCTCATTTTCTTTTCTTTCCGTATGTTGGGTACGATGCGCGTCCCGTTTTGGTACGCCGTGCATCCTTGATTAGACCTAGCCGCCGGAAGTGGTCAACCGCCTGGCGACCCTCCTCCATTAGCTTGCGATTCCGCATTACTGATTCGTACAGATCAGCGAACTTGTTTGCTAGTTGACTTGCTTCGCTCATTTATAGCTCAGCTTGATCCATAATGAACTCCACACCTTCGCGGAGGATGTCGATGCGCTGCTCTGATTCCGCAAAGTAACGGCCAGCGTACAGCTCAATGTTCTCTTGGTCAATAATGATTAGAGTATCCTGTCCGAGTGTGCTTTGGTCGGATTCCGGGATCATTGCACCTACCCAAATGAAACGCAGTTGCTCCTCCGCGATGAAGTGCAGGACTTCCTCCGCGCTGCGCTGTAATGTTTCTAGTTTTGTATTTTCTGTATTTTCTGTATTTTCTGTACTCATTTTATTGTTGGTTATTAGGGTTGTACTCAATAAACTTTTCGTCACTTACAAATTGGAAGCCGTCATTGAAGAGTTCAACGACTGATTCGGCTGAGTATATAACGTCCTGCTCGACTGGTATGTTTCTGCCGTGTACTAGTATGTAGTCTTTCATTGTATTGTTTTTTGGATTAGAATTTAGCGATTAGAGCCGCGAGCAGTAACATAATGCTACCGCCTAGACAGCAGGCCAGCACCACACAGGCGGAGTAAAAGACCTTCTCGCCGCCTTTGACGAGATGATCGAGGTTAGTATTTTCTTTGCGGTTTTTCATTTTTATTACGTTGTTATCGGTGTTGAGGTATATCAAGGCTTGACATACTTTTTGATGTGATGTGTACCTTAAGACAGTCAGCCCTTGGTAGTCAATCATTAATTAATATAAAAAAGGGAGTCAATGACTGACAGTCTTATGACTGACAGCCATAAGGTAGGCTAGATGTACCTTAGAGTCTCTTCGTAGATGGTAGCCCGATCATCGTGAGTAAGTACGATGGTCGGCAGGTAAATAGGCGTATCTTCATTGGGCCAGTAGACCAGTGAGACGATATCGAACCCGTCAAGGTCGCGCTCCTCCCAAGCTTCTGTGACTAGGGACTCCCCGACTTCGCTACTGCTCTCGCACTGAGTTGTCACGGCTTCTGCTTCGACTGTTATGTCGAAGTATTTGTCGGGCCGTAGCTCGATGCCTTCTAGTTGTATTGTTTGCATATTAATCAGCGTTTAATTGTTCAAGTGTCCGGCATCCTGTCCGTACGAACAGAATATCTAGGTAAGTTTCCTCGCTGTTGCCATTGATTGACGTAACAAGGGAAATTTCCTCTTCGGTTGCTATGTTCATTTCTATTAGTGTTTCGTATGTGTCCATTTTTATCCTTTCTTATGTGTTAAAGCTTAATCTGCGATTAAGCGCGATATGCAGCGGGCTTTTCCCGTGCTTCAATTACTGTTAAAGTCCTTTGTTTACTGTGTGTCAACTATATTTTTAAAATATTTTCCCCGTGCTTCCCTTGCTTCCCTTGCTTCCCTAGCTCGCCGGCTTCCCTTGCTTCCCTTGCTTGCCTTCCCTAGCTCGCCGGCGTCTTTCCCTAGTCTTTACCCTTGCCACAAATTCAAAGGCCTTGTGCAGCCTTATAGCTGGTAAACCTTGTGCATTGGCGGGGTTTTCGGCGTGCCTTGATTATGACTAGGCACAAAAAAGGCGCACGCTTTCACGTGCACCGATTTGCTTTGTTTTTATGAGTGCTAGTCAATGCAAGATACTTTAGAAGCGTCAAAAGGCATTCGGTTTTTTTGTATCAATTGACGGGCAAAGGATAAAGCACGAGGCCAACTTGCCGTTTTATAATCCTTTACAAAAGTCTTTCGCACTTTTCCGGCACGGTAAAACGTGTAAGGCGAACAATTAGATTCGGAATGTTTAGTTGGAATGCCTTCGAGAATTTCAATCTTTAGTTTCATAATAAAAAGCGGTTTTACAGAACCGCAAACTGACTTGAGTTAGGTTTTACGCTTCGATTTGTGCAATGATTTGTTTCAATTCAGCAAGTGAGAGAATGAAGTTTTCCTTTATGCCTGCCGCTAGGTTTTCGGTTTGCTTGGCTTTTAATATGCCATATTTGCCCGCTTTATCAAGAAAACGCAAATCTGTTGTATCCATTGAGAAGCAATCAACTAGGTTGCAAGCTTGCTCAAATTCATCTGAACGCACCGGAAAGGCAATTGCTTGTCCGCGTGCTTGTGCTTGTTTGTAATGTGCAAAGCGTGCTTTGTTTGCTTGTGAGTAGCTAAACGTTAAATGATAGTTAGGCAAAGGAGCGCGCTCCGGATTTTTCGTATAATCGTAAAACTGTATTTGTGGAAAGCTTTCGTAAATTTCGTAGAAGTCTAAGTCGCTTGTGCCATTTAAACGAACCGCAAACTTGTGGCCTTTCCTTTCCGCTCGTGCGCTTGCTAGTCGAATTTCGTGCTTTAACACGTCGCTTGCAATTTCTTTCCGATATACTGTGAGCCAAGTTTTAACGATGCGAGAAACGTCAATCACGTGCTTTCCGGCGCGCTTCTCAATAAGTGAGTGCCCGCTTCCAACTAGGCAAGCCAAACGGCAGCCAGTGCTTGCAAATGAGCAAATATCTTTGCCCGCGTTTTTACCAGCTGAAAGGTAAAGGATAAGCGTTTGAAAGTTTTCCTTTTTACCCTTTTCAACCTTCTGAGACGAATCCACAGAAGCAAAGTAACTAATGCCTAATTCTTTAAAGAGCTTGCCCTTTGTGGTGTACGTTAACGCCTCAAAGTACTTTTCAGCTTTTAACAGAATGCCAAACTTCTTTGCGGGCATTGGTTCGAGTAAATAGGCAAGTGCTAATGCCTTGATCTTGGATAGTGCTTTTTTGTTTTTCATTTATTAAAGGCGGTTTTACAGTTCCGCGAACTGGTTATGTGTTAAGAGTGAGACGCTATCAATGCGTGTAAATCAAAGGCCGTCAAGTATATATTTAAAAAAGAATCAAATACTTTTACCCGTCAAAGCCTACCACCATATGAGGTGATAGAGATAGGCCTTGGCGAATGACAGTGCGAACAATAGCCGTGCGAATATATCCCGGTTGAATGCATCACTTCCTAACAAAAGAAAAAAACCCTTCACGCATCCGGCAACCTGGCAACCTGGCACCAGGTGAACACCAGAGCAGTAGTGAACAACAGTGCAGTAGTGAACGGATAGATAGTAGTGAACGCTTGAACAGGGGGGGTGGGGGTCAAGTTGCAGCGCGTCGTCAGTATATATATACATATACAGCCCCTCAAAAAAATTCAGTCCTCAAGGGGCTTCTACCAAGGCCAGGAATCAAATCCTATAGAAATCAACGTGGATTACCTTTAATCCTATGGAAGTTAGCAAACCAGAGCGCATCCATAGTTAATCCAATATCTTTTCACTGTGTACCATAAGATGTCAGTTTATGACTTCTCTTTTATGATTCCCTTTATTTTATATTCATTAAAGGAATAACCTTTAGGACTTAACTGTCCTATGAAGTTGCTGCCTTATGGTACGCAGAGTATAACACGAAATCCGGGATTGTATACATATATAATGTACTTTCTTTTATGTATTAGCATTACTAATAGTATATTAACTTGACAAGTAGTAAATCTAATGATGGGGTACAGGTATGGAAGATAGAGAAATGAATGCTACTGAGAAGGAGAAGGAGGCTTTGCTGAGCGAGATCCAGCAGAGTATCCACGAGGTGGCTAATGAGAAGCGGGGTTTAAAGCTCAAGTGCTTGAGCGTCTATGATCCCGCGAAGGTAGCTAAGTTGCTTTATCTGTACAGTACGGGTAGTTCCCAGACTAGGCTGGTACGTCACTATGGTTTCGAGAGGGATACTGTTATTAGTGTACTCACGGACTACGCTGACCATATGGGTACGTTCAAGGAGTTAAGTGGTCGTATCGCGGCCAAGAACTATCTGAACCTCAGTAGCCTAGAGGAGGATTTAATTGATAAGGTACGCGACCGCCTGGAGAATGATCCGGAGATGGAGGTGGGATTCAAGGACATCAAGGAGTTATCCATAGCTAAGTCCAATGCTTCCAGGGAGGCTATGACAGCTAGAGGAGAAGCTACGCAGATTACTGAGGACCGGAAGGTGTACACACAGGATGACTACGAGGCGACTATAGCTGCTGCTAGGAAGAGAATCGAGCAGGCTAAGGTAGCTGATATAATAGAGATACAAGATGAAGATAACAATTAATAGCGACGACGAGGAGGTATCAATTAGTACTAAGCACGATGACCTTACTGCTAGTCAAGTAGCTGAGCTTATGTTTCGTATTAGCTTAGCTAATGGTTACCATCAACAAAACGTAGCTGACGCATTCTATGAAGTCGGTAAAGCACAGATAGAAATGGAGGAATACTTTGAGCACTAAAGGAAGTAAAATGTACCACTCGGGATGGGAGAAGTTCGGAGATATAATACAGATTTCTGATGGTTGGGTAACCGCTCGCCTAGATGGGGACAAGGGTATTGGATGCTGGGAGGTAGACGCACCGTATATTAAAATATTAGATGAAGGGGGCTGTAACGATGAGCACTAAAGGAAGCGGCCCCCGCAAGGGACACAATGCTGAGAAGCAGCGTAAGAACTACGACGATATTGATTGGTCCAAGAAACCCTTGGCTCCTAAAACCGAACAACCAAAGGGTAGCAAATGAAGAACAAGAAACCTGAAATTGATCCGGACATTGCCTTTAACCACGTTCGACGAATGCTTGGGGATATTTCTCCTAACTTTGCCTTTGTTGTAATGGATGAGGACGGGGATCTATTCTATGATTACACGAACTATCGTATTGGCAGAATGCTTATGACTGAGGCTTTGGATGATATGGACTCAGATTTCGGTGACTTTGACTGGGATGATT